TTATAAAGCCTATCCAAGATTGCGCGCCGTCGATCAAGGCCAGCCAATCTATCTTCGTTGTTGCCACCGCAAAAACAGCGGCCAATTATACGCCGTTCCTTTGCCGTTAATTTTTTAGACCTGCGCATGCCGTCTCCTTGTTAGATGGTTATACCTTATTATAACACAAGGTTGCCTAAAAATAAACAACAAAATAAAGTATTTTTAGGTGAGATGTGCGGCAGGGTTCAAATTCCTAAAAATTTGTAAAGGCCACGCAGTCAACAAGTTAGATCAAAAAGGTCCTTTTTTAAATTAACTTATTGAAAAATAAGAAGTTATAGAATCTTGGAAATTTTATCTTGCACTTTTGTAAACGAAAATGTAATCAGTTTTTATTAATACGTTGTTTAAAATCATTGTGTTGCTGGCCAAGTACTTTTTTATTCAAAAATTATCTTGTTATAAATCAATGTGTTAACTTTTTTGACTGTTTACATAGGACCACAAAAGTGGTTACTGTAATCAAAAAGCATGAAAATTTATTTTAAGTGGGCGCTTCCGGGGTCTTGGTGCCCGGCCAGGGTTGTAAGTGGTTGATATTTTCCGTGCTATAAGGGAATAGGGATTTAGAAAGGTAGTAGCAAAAAATAAATTTGAATTGCATACCAGATTTAAATTTTAAAATAATTATACAAAATACAGTACTTTTAAGGTGGGGGGGCCCCCCCTTCGCTATATAGCATACAAATGATAACAACATTAAAACCCTGGCCAACTGCACACCAGCACCAGGCACGGATAATCCCTGGCCGTGTAATTCTCACCCAAGATCAGGCAACATGGTTTAGGTGTCCAAGTCATTGAACCGTTTAGGTAATTGTACCCAATAGGTATTAGACTGGTATATACTTGGATCATTTGTTGGTATAATCTATATATGGCCAAGCAATTAAAAGAACCAACAACTCGCCGCCTTATTGAGGGTCGGCCGTCGCCTGAGCTGCTTGCCATGTATTATGATCTTTGGCGTGATGGGCTTGAGGCCGACGCCATGATCAGTAAACTGGCGGAAATCTTTCCAGCGCTTGGTATTTCAGCCGCCTTTGTTAAGCGACACCTTCCGGCGTTTCATGCCCACTGTCGCCAGCAGATGATTCGTGACACGCGCCAGGCCTTGGTCAATGACCAACAATTGCCGAGCGTGGCCCTAACCCCGGCGAGGCGTGAGAGGCTTCTTGAGCTTGTGGGTTGTGGAGCCACGCTCCAAAAGGCCGCGGACATTCTCAACGTCCCATTAATTACGATTACAGACTGTTGGTACGCCGATGATGTTGACCTTCGGGCCGAGGTTGCCGTGGTTAGGGACGCCTACGATTATAAGGTGGTGGCCGCCACGCATAAACGGGCCCTGGGATACGATCTTGACGTGAGGGAAACTCATGAGATAAATGAGGAAACTGAAAAGGGCTATCGTCGGGGCACCAACGTGGTTACAAAGGTTCAACATGTTCCAGGATCAACAACCGCGCAGACCCTGTGGTTGAAGGCACGACTCGGCTGGTCGGATTCGCCGACGGAGGCCAGCGACGCGGAGGTTGTGGAGTTTGACGTGCGTCGGCGAATGTATATCGAGGATGGTGCAGCATGATAAAGACCATCTTTGAACCGTCACAAAAGGCCAAGCTTGTTTGGCGCAATCGTGGCAAGGCCCGGATTCGCCTGCTTGAGGGCGCCGTGCGCTCGTCGAAGAGCTTTACGGCCAATGACCTCGCCATCGAGGAAATTCAGGCCCTGCCCCCGTGCAATGTGTTGCTGTCTGGTTTTTCCATTACGTCCGTGGCGCGCAATGTGCTTGCGGAGTGGAAGAAAGCGATCAATCCGCCTAAAAAGAATCTATTTACCATGGTGCGGGAGGACAAGGATGAATACCTTAAGATAAATTGGCGTGGTTTAAAAAATAAGAAGTTCTATCTTCGCGGCGCCGGCAAGGAGAACGATTACATGCAAATCCAGGGGGCCACGTTCGGCTACTGGCTTTGCGACGAGGTGACCAGGCACTGTGAATCATTCGTCGACATGGCCCTCTCACGCCTTTCGATGGACGGGGCGCAGGCCACGTGGACCACGAACCCCGATCATCCACTGCACTTTGTGAAGACTCGGTTTATTGATGATAAAAAGCTTTATGAGATAAACGCGGACACCGGTAGGGCCGAGATAATCTGCTTTACATTTTACCTGTCGGACAACCCGTCATTGACCCCAGAGTATGTGCGTGGACTTGGGAAATTATATACCGGGGTGTTTCATCAGCGATATATTGAATCAAAATGGGTGATGGCGGAGGGGGCAATCTACGACTTCTTTACAACAGGCACGCATACGGCCGCTGGTCCATTGGCCAATGTAACTAACCGATACATTGGCATTGACTACGGCACGCACAACCCAACCGTGTATCTCATGTTTGGGCGCATCCGGGATGGCCACCGTGACCACATAAGGGCAGAGCGTGAGTACTATTATAACAGCGTGGCCGGGGGTCACCAGAAGGACGACGCGGAGTATGCCAAGGACTTTGTGAATTTTCTCGGCCACACGGAGGTGGATGCGGTGATCTACGATCCATCGGCACTAAGCCTTATTTTGGCGATAAAGAAGGCCTTGGCGGAGGCTGGCCGTGCGCTTGTTTTTAGGGCGGCGGACAACTCCGTGCTCGACGGCATTCGCACCCAGCAGCGCCTGTTGGTTTCAGGTGAGTATACGGTTTGTGAGAATTGCACGCAGACAATTTTAGACTACGGCTCGTATGTTTGGGACAAAAGGGCGGCGGCCCGCGGTGAGGACGCCCCGTTGAAGGAATATGACCACACAAAGGACGCGGAGCGGTACGTGCTGCACACCTTGTATGGTGGGAACTTTATTGACTACGAACAAGCCTTGAAATGAGGAAATATGGCCGGTAAAAAAATAGCTGAAAGCAAGCTGTCATCAAATTTTGATGGCTGGGAAAACCTGTGGACTGGGGTTGGAATCGAGAATCGCGATCGCCGCGTCTCGACAACGTTTACGGCGCGAAACATCCTAAGCGAGGGCGAGCTCACCCAGCTTTACTCGGATGACGGCCTTGCCCGCAGAATTGTGGACAAGTATGTCGAGGAAATGATGAAAAAGGGTTTTCGCGTGGAGGGTGACCCAGGTGACCTTGTCAAGGCCACGCTCGAGGACATTGAGGCCTTTCCCGCGCTTGAAGAGTTGCTTACCTGGGCCAGGCTTCACGGTGGCGCGGTAAGCGTTGTGCGCATCGATGATGGCGGCACGCTTGATACACCTGTAAACGAGGCCCAAATACGAACCATTGAGGCCATTGATACCTATGATCGTTGGCAGGTGCAGGTCAACCGTCCGCTTGACCTCTATACAGATATAAATAACCCAAAATATGGGAAGGTTCAATTCTACAATATTCAACCATTTGACGGCACGGCCTCCTTCAGGGTGCATGAAAGCCGCTGCATTGTGATGGATGGGCAAAAAATCCCAAAGAGATTGCGCTTATTAAACCAAGGTTGGGGGATTTCAATTCTTCAAAGTTGCTTTGAAAAACTTCGACGACTTGATAATATTTACGGCAACGTTGAGTCCATAACCGAGGATTTTGTAACGACGACAGTCACGATGAAGAATTTGATGGAGCTTATTGCGGCGAAAAAAGAGGCCGTGGTAAAGCGACGACTCGCCTTGATGGACATGTCACGACATACGATGAACACCGTATTGCTGGACGAGCTTGAAACCTTTAACAAGTCCGCGTCGACGGTAAGTGGCCTTCCGGAGGTGGTTGATCGCTTTGTCAGCGCCCTCGTGGCGGTAACTGGCATGCCGGCGAGGGTTCTTCTTGGCCAGCAGGGCGGTGGGCTTAACAATAATGGTGACGGCGAGACGCGCGATTGGTATGATAGCATCGCCTCGGAACAGGTGCGAAAATACCGGCCCGCGCTTGAAAAACTTGTGCGATATATTTTCTTGGCAAAGAAGGGTTATTTCAAAGGCGTGGAGCCAAAGCAGTGGTTCATTGAATTTACCCCGCTGTATCAGCCCACTGAAAAGGAAGTGGCGGAGGTGTACAAAATAAACTCCGATGCGGATTGCGCCTACGTGAATGCCGGGGTGCTTGACGAGGTCGAGGTGGCACTATCACGCTTTGGTGAGACCAAGTATGGCCAGACAATCACCCTGGCTACCTTGAAACGTGAGCCGGCGACTGAGGACGAGGATGCCAGTTTGGATGAGGAGAAATAAATGGCCTCTACAATACGCCGCGTTATTTTCGGAAATAAAAGACCCTCGAAGCGCCGGATTAAATGGCTGTTCCCAAAGCAGGCTGTTCGGCAATATGAGGCCTACCTTTTGTCCTTTATTGAGGATATTGAAAGCCAAATACGACGAGTGTTGTTAGGCGAACTTCCAACTATTTTGGCTGAAAAGGCGTCTGAAAATGTACGGCAGGACTCAGCGCAGAGCAACCTTGAAAAAATGCTTGAGGCGCTGAAAATAACGCTGAAAGGCCAACCAGAGAGCGACCTAAAATTGATGACGATGGATGTAGGCCAGCGAACACATCGTTGGAATAACAAGGAGTGGCAGAAAACTGTCAAGGGAATAATGGGCGTAAACATTTTAATGAGGGAGCCATGGCTTAACGACGCGCTCAATGGCTTCGTGGCAGAGAATGTTGGCCTTATCACCTCATTACGCGCCCAGGTACTTGGGAACGTTGAGGAGACTATTCGCCGCGGCTTTTCAGCTGGACTTCGACATGAGACCATTATGACAGACATTGCAGATCGTCTTGGCGTGGCAAAGACGCGGGCAAGATTGATTGCGCGTGACCAGGTAAGCAAGTTAAATGGGGCCTTGACAAAGGAACGACAGCAGGACGCCGGTCTTTCGTTGTACACCTGGGAAACGTCGGATGACTCAAGGGTGCGAGAAAAGACAAAATCGACGTCCAGTCATCGCGCCTTGGATGGCAAGCTTTGTCGCTGGGATGATAACACGGTTTATTCAGATGATAACGGAAAGACATGGAAATCACGCGCTGCGATTGGGGCCTTTGTTGGCATTCCAGGCCAGGATTTTCAATGTCGCTGTTGGGCAAAACCAGTTTTTGAGGAGATTGAACAATGAGTCACATAACACATCCGGTAGGCGCGGAGCACGCCCTGAAATTAACGCCAAATAACGCCTTGATTCCAGGTGCATTGACAACTATTGACCAGCTGTACAAGCTGCCATCAATTGCCGCGGCTAAATTTGCCGCATGGCGTGCGGTGGCCACCACGGCGGCAAAACTTCAGATCGCGGATAGCACTGGACTGGTCCTGCCATCTTACGTTGAGCACTTCGGCGCGGCGCAGGGGTCACTGTGGTTTAACGCCGACGTGGCGCAAAACACGAGCTACCTTCTTTATGCCGGGGCAGCATTTTCGAGGACAAATTCTGGAAGCATCTTCGCCCCATTTGTTTTTTCGTACGGCTTTACTGAGACGAATGCGCAGTTCGTGTGCAGAAAGGGGACGTATCAAACAGAACGAGAGGAGGCCGCGTATGGCTCATCTGCTATCATTGATGGGTTGCTTGTGCTGGGTGATGAAAATAATGCCGTGATAAATAAGGGTTCAAAGGCCTTTAATGGCAAAACCGCGGTGCATTGGACTGGACTTTTTAAGGTACTGGAGTTTGGCACATATCAAATAGTTTTTTCAAGGGAAAGCAGCCCAGTGTCGTTAATGGTCATAATCACGTCGCCCATACCTATGCTTGTTGTTCAGGTAATAAACAATGGATCATTTGGGGCGGTCAATCTTGGCGCAGGGGCGATTTTGGAAGATACTTTTTTCCTGTTGGATATTGTTTATAATGGTCTTGGGGCGACGAATGCCGATAAATTAAAGGTGTACGTAAATGGCATTGCAAAAACTGTCGCCTTTACTGGAACTATCCCCGCCGCGCTGAACAACGGCGAGGAAAAATTGTTTATAGGCGACGTAAACGAGCTGTCGCTCATAGGCAGCTTTGATGAAGTTCGCGCAAAAACAACCTTGCCTCAAACAAACGAGGTGGCCTGGAGAAGTAATCAATGGAGCGATCCAACGTACTGGACTACCACAGTTCAGCCGATTGTATTTACCGTAAATGACCAACACAATGGAACTATTTTGGTCACAGGGTCTGGGTTCAAACCAGCGGGCGGGGCGGACCCGACGGTCACAGTCAATGGCGTGTCGAGGTCAATTTCAAGCGTGGGTGATTCATCCTTTGTAGTAACGACCCCGCTGCAGTCAACAAATGAATTGACGGTCACAAATAGTGATGGTAACAACGAAACAGAGAACTTTGCGGCGGAAAGACGCCACGCAAAGTCTCATTCACATGGGTACGACTTAACTTTTTAACGGAGGGCTTTATGGATTTAAAGGATCATGATTCAAACGTTCGTCGGGTAACGGCCTTGGGCGGGAAACTTCCCATAAAAATCGACGTGTCAGGTGGCGACGTTGCCATCACGGTGCCTATAAAGGCAATAACAAGCGTTGGCGGAACAACCATCATGGTGACCATGCTTGCGGATGGAACTTCACTGGCAAACGTGCCTTTGCCGGCCCCAGGGTCGCTTCGTGTGATGAATGTTTCACACATAGAGCAGTCGGGCACCGATGCGACTGGGATACTTGCGTGGCCTGATGATGATTCGATTGCTTAGGCACTTTATTGTGCAATTTAAGTATATAAAAAATCAACTACTTGATATAATATATTATGTCAAGTAGTTTTCAACAAACAACGAGGTGTTTACGTGACCCGACTCATACGACTTGATGGGAATATAGGAATAATAGGCGTGTCGCGAACGGCCGATGGCTGCATTCAGGGCGAGGCGCGTGTTACAAGGACCGGGATACTTGTTTACAAGGCCGCGGATGGCTCCTTGCTTCGTGAATTGCGGCACCCAGATGATGTATTTAAAAAAGAGTCGCTCGACACGCTCAAAATGATTCCAATAACTCGCGGTCATCCTACCTCCAATGGGGGCCTTGTATCCGTTGAGACGGCCAAGGCCCTTTCCGTTGGTTTTACTGGCGAAACCGTGGTGCCAGATGGCCAGTTTGTTGTCTCATCTGTTAAGATAAGCACCGCTGATGGTGTGGAGGCGGTAAAATCTGGCCTCGATGAACTTTCACTTGGCTACACGTTCGAGATGGATACCACGCCAGGGATTTATGACGGTCAGCAATATGATTGCCGTCAACGAAACATTGTATACAACCATTTGGCCTTGGTGCAAAAAGGCAGGGCCGGGGTGGACGTGCGATTAAATATGGACGCCGCCATTGAGGTGGTAGATGGTGATAAAACTTCATTTAAAAGGAGGGCAGAAATGCTCGTAAAGATTGCGCTTGATGGCGGGCTTGAATACGAGGTGCCGCAGGAGGTAAAAGTTCACATGGCCGGGCTGCTGACAAGGTTGGATTCGCTGTCAGCTGAGATTTTGGGACACAAAAAGAACGTGGAAAAACTTACCGCAGAACGTGACACCGCGGCCGACCTTCTTGCGAAAGAAAGGGCCAAAAACAATGACGAGGCAATTTCGCAGCTTGTGTCGCAGCGCGTGGCCATTGAAAAAATCGCCAACGACTTTCTTGACACAACCGACCTTGCAAATCTGCCAAAAATGTCGGTTATCGACATAAAAAAGGCCGTAATAAAGAGCAAGTTCCCATCCCTGGCACTTGACGGGAAATCAAATGACTACGTTGATGCAAGATTTGATGGAACTGTTGAGGCCTTTGGTAAAAATGAATCCATGCAGGTGCAGCGGCAGCACACGCAGCACGATTCTTCGACAGGGCAAAGTGGCGGTACGGCCGAGTCCGCGCGGAAAAAAATGATGGAGCGGGCGCAGGGCGCTTATAAGGGCCACGCGAAGTAAACAAGTCATCAACACGTAAACAAATACTCAGGAGTAAAATTTATGCAGACAAGTTATGAATTCGGGTTTCCGCGGGCGATCAACGGCATGTTGGCTGACTCGCGCAGCAACACCTGTGTTTCAAAGCAAATGGTGGTGGCCACTGGCTTCGGTCTTGGTGTTTTTAAGCAATACGCGAGTGATCAACAGGCCAGACTGCCCGTTGAGAATCAGTGCGTAATCACAGACAGTGCCGGAACGTTTACCGCTGGAAGTATCGTGACCACGGTTAATGGCACGGCCATCACAACCAATTTTGGCACAGACAAGGACACCACAATGACCGCCCATGCGGCCGCAATTGCCGCCGGTGTTGCGAACGTGTCAAGCTGTGCGTACTCTGCAGGGTCGCACACCATCACAATTCAGACGCGGAACACTGCGCTTGTTGTGACTGTGAGCGTGGCCGGCGTTACCGGAACGATGACCATCAGCAGCGTGACCAACACCTCCCTTGACGCGGCCACGAATTTTCTTGGCGTCACGGTGTTTGACACGGCAAGGGAGCAGGCCTACCTTACAGGTGTTACTCAGCTTGCCGCAACAGAGTGTGGCAGCATAATTACGAACGGGGCAATCTATGTGCAGTGCGAGGAAACCGTGACCTCCGATGACGCGGTATATGTGCGCACGATGGCCGATGGTGCAAAGCTTGCAGGCATGTTTGGGAAAACCTCGGTCTCCGGAAAGACCGTGGCCTTGACAAACTGCAGATTTGCGGAGGGTGGAGGCACAACTCAACAGGCGAAATTGGTAATCAACAACCCGTAACTGTTGTCGGTGGTTTCCCACCGACAATTTTTGTTTTGTAAAATTTGCAAGGAGCGAATATGTTTGAAAGGTTTGTTAATTTGGACGCGCGCGAGAGCATCTTTTTTGCACGCGAGCTTGAGCACGTAAAAAGTGCGACGTATGACATTCTGTATCCTGAATTAAAGATGCAGACGTTTATTCCGGTGTCTTACGAGGCCGGTCCCGCGGCCGAGGCCATCATTTATCAGCAGTTCGGTGCAATTGGAATTGCCAAGGTGATAAGCAATTACGGTGACGACCTTCCGCGTGTTGACGTGGTAGCCGCGGAGTTTCCAATTCCAGTGCGCACAATCGGCGATTCGTATGGATACAACGTTCAGGAAATACGGGCAAGCGCTGCCACAAACAAAAATCTTCCAGTGAAAAAGGCGGCCGCGGCACGACGGGCGATTGAGAAAAAAATCGACGATATCGCGCTGTCAGCTCGTCCAACTGATGGCGTGAACGCCGGGCTGTGTGGACTTCTTTATCATGCCAACACCACAAAGGGCACCGTGGCGACGCGCGGTGGGCACGTGACTTGGGCAGACAAAACACCGACTGAAATCCTGGCCGATATGAACGCGGCTGTTTCCGACATGATCACCCTGACAAAGGGCGTGGAAATTCCGGATAGCATGCTGCTGCCGATTGACCAGTGGTCGAAGGTAAGTACCTCGCCGCTACAGGCCGGCAGTGACACCACGATCCTTCAGTTTTTCTTGAAAAATAACCCGTCGATCAAAAATGTCGATTGGCTTGCCCAGCTGAAGGACGTCAACCCAGTACCGTCCACCGGCGTGGCCGCAAATACGAACTGCATGGTTGTGTACAAGCGTGACCCGATGAAATTGACGCTTGAGATACCAGCCCCGTTTGAGCAGCTTGATCCGCAGGCTGATGGTCTTGAGTATGTTGTGCCTTGCCTCGCACGCTGTGCCGGTGTTTTGATCTACTACCCATTGTCTGTGGCCGTGTACGAAGGAATTTAGACTTTTAATTTGTTTTGTTAACGTTTGACGGGTAATTGAAAGATTACCCGTCTTTTTTGGAGGTGAGCATGGTTGTTGAAAATAAGGCTTTGTGTGTTATTTCTTGTGCAGGGATTCTTTTTTTGCCGGGGGCAAACATCATTGCCGATAACTTGTGTGACGCTGCAAAGGCGGATTTTGGCTTTTCTAAATATACGAAGGCTGGGATTTTCAGTATCATTGTTGGTAAAAAGAATGGTGAGGCGATGACCGTGGCAACGGACGTAGACCCGTTTTTTAGCCTTACAGCGGCGCAGGCAAAGGTTGTTGCCAAGTCGCTGCTTGATCGCGTAAAAATTATCGCGCTATTAAAAGACGAAAAAAGAGCGAATATTCGTCTTTTGCTCGAAAAACAACTTGAAATTCTTTCAAAGGATGAGACTAAAAATGACAAGCCCACTTGAGTTTATCCAGCTTTATGGGCCCCAGTTTGCAGCCGATCCTCGACTGAATACGTTGATCGAGGTGACGGCGGCAGTTTTTTCAGTTGATTTTTATGGCGATCGGTTTAATGAGGCCATTGCCTTAAACGTTTTACATAGGTTAACACTTGAACAGGTTTCGGGCGGAAGTGCCCCAGGGACAGGCACGAGTTCAGGTACAATGCTTGGCGGAGTTGCCTCAAAATCAGAGGGAGAATTGTCGGTCACATTTTCACAAGTAAATAGGCAGTCAGCATCTGGAGGTCAAGGAAATCTATCGTCTACGCAATATGGTCTTGATTTAATGGCCATACGTCGAGAATGTTCACTTGGTTTTAGAAATAGCACAATATGACGGTTAAAGTTGTGGACAAAGGTTGGAATGCCATGGTCGATCGCCTATCACAGGACGCGTATTCAAAGGTGGGCTATCCAACAAACACCGTGTCACACGGCGAGGGATTGTCAGTTGTTGATGTGGCCGCGTTTCACGAGTTTGGAACAAAAGATATTCCAATAAGGGCTCATGTGCGATCTACATACGATGAAAAAATAGAGGACCTTTCAAAAATGTCAGCGGCTGAATTGGGAAAGGTTGTTGACGGACGACAGACTGTTAAGATGGCCATGGCAAGGCTTGGAGAATTTCATGCCGGCCAGATAAAAACAAAAATAAACGAAGGTCCATTCAAAGAACTTTCACCAAAAACAATCGCAGCGAAGGGCAGCGATCGGCCTTTGATTGACACCGGACAGATGATACAATCAGTTGATCACGTGGAGGGGTTTGGAAATGGGACTCTTTAATTATGTTGTAATAATTGTGTTGCCAAGAAGCTCAGCGTCGCTGATAAAAGGCCGATGGTCAAATGAGGTTGGTGGTACGGCAACCAACATAGTTTCATCATGGCAACCGGCCTCGCAAAGAGACATACAGTCACTGCCAGAAGGTAGGCGTAATAACTCAGTGTTTAAGTTTTACTCAAACGTCCAGCTTGAGAGTTCTCTAAGCGGAAAAAACCCAGACCATGTGCAGGTTGCAGGCATTACATACGAAATAATCGCGCATGCCCCCTGGCAAAACGGGCTAATAAGTCACCATAAATATTTGGTGACGGAGGTTGCATGAATTTACAAACAGTTGAGAACAGCTTGTATGATTGGGTGTATTCCATTGTGACGCCAGTTGTTTGCGCATGGCTTGACCAAACAATGCCAAGACCGGCGGCCAACTATATTGGCATGCGCCATTCAGCGTGGCGCAAGTTTGGTGCAACGTCGGCAAAAACTGTTAACGCCTCGACCGGTGTCATATCCAGCGCAGATAATTTTGAATTTACGTTCTCACTTATTGGATATGGCACGGCGATATCAGCAATTTTGCTTATTGTTGATGGTATTCAAAAGGAAATTGTTTTACGAAGTTTATCCAACGCAAATATCGCCTACATAAATACGATCGGCATGTTCAATGCGCCAGTTGTGCTTGGAAATCATTTTGAACAACGACTGGCATTGGATTTATTACTACGCGTCAACAATAAAATAACATATAGCGATGGGCTTATTGAAACTGTTGATTATGGCTTGACGGTGAAGGAGGGAAGTCGGGTAGTTTTTACGGACAATACCATTTGAGGTGGCTTGAGGTAAGTTACCGGTATATTCTTGTAAGTATTTATGTTACAATATATTATAGTGTAAAATAAAGGAGTGCATGCATGGATATAAACAATATTGTTGAGGTTTCTGTTACGCGCGAGACCAGAACGGTTTCACAGGTGGGTTTTGGAACAATTTGTATTCTTGGTCCAAATGTAAATGTTGCGTCAAGGTTGACACGATATTCTTCGCTGTCTTCGCTTGAACAAGTTCTTATTGGTGGCTCAAGTGCCCCTGAATATCTTGCCGCGCAGGCCATATTCTCGCAGTCTCCGAGGGTTACTGAAATTGCCCTTGGCTACCAACGCGGTCTTCGCATTTTGACTGACGATGCAGGAACATACACCGCCGGGGCAATTTCTGCCGTTGTGAATGGCGTCACGGTGTCCCAGGCGTATGACACGGATAAAAATACAACCTTGACGGCTTTTGCGGCAAAGTTGGCGCTTGAACCAGCAGTTGATACCGCCGTGTATTCATCAGTTGCACACACGATTACAATTACCGCAAATTCAGGCCAGTTGCTTGCGCTTTCCGTGAGCTTGGCGGCAATAACTGGAACGATGACAATGGTCCTATCGTCAGATGCAACCGAGGACCCAGACGACGCCTACACCGCAATCAGGTTGTACGACGATGACTTTTACGTGACGCTTATAACGTCGCGAGACGAGGCGGACGTGCTTCTTATGTTTGCCTGGGCCGAGGCCAATGGAAAGATCTTTGCGACCGCAAGCACTGATGCTGATATAATTGACGTTGCCTCGTCGTCCGACACAACGTCCCTGGCCGCCGTGGCAAAGGCCGCGGGCTACGATCGGTCATTTGTGATGTATCATGCAGACGCCGCAACAACGTATCCTGAGGCAGCGGCCGTTGGCAAGGTAACCCCAATGCTTCCAGGTTCGTACACCCTTGCATTTAAGTCGCTGTCTGGGGTTACCCGCTCATTGCTGTCAGAAACGCAGAGCTATAATGCGCGTGCAAAAAATGCATTGACCTATGAGACAGTGGGCGCAGTAAACATTACTACTGACGGGAAGGTGGCCTCAGGTGAGTTCTACGATGTAATTGTTTTCATTGACTGGCTTGTCGCAAGGGTAAAGGAAGCAGGTTATCGCGCCTTCGTTGTGAACAAGAAAATACCATACGATGAATCAGGCATTCTCAGCATCCGAAACGCAATCGAGCCGCCTTTTGAGGAAGGACTTAGCAACTCAGGGATTTCACAGTTTGCGTACGACGCTGATGGTGTGCAAATTGGTGGATATTATTTCACCGTGCCAAGGCTGGAAAACATTTCATCAGTTGACAAGGCGAATCGTGTATTGACCGGCCTTTCAGCCACATGCTTTCTTGCTGGGGCGATTCACAAGGCACAAATCGAAATTCTTTTTACGCTATAAGGAGGCCTAAGTGGTAGAGACATTAGTTCCATCAATGGTGAAATGTGTAATCGGGGGCGTTCCGCTCTCCGGTTTTGGTGATAACATTATTGAGATTGAGTACGACGAGGATGCATACACCGAGAAGGTGGGCACAGACGGGCGTACCGCTCGAATACGCAACCTGAATGAAAATGGGACGGCCACTATTACCCTTCAGCAAACGAGCCCATCAAACGACGTGCTAAGCACCCTGGCCAACAAGGATCGCGTTGATGGTACTGGTGTGGTGCCTTTTTTGGTGATGGACTTGTCAGGTCGAACAATTGTGACTGCGGCGCAGTGCTACATTAAGAAGCAGTCAAAGGTTGCCATTGGAAAAGAATTAAAGGAAACTTCGTGGGTGATCAAGCTTGTTAGCATGAAATTATTTGTTGGTGGAAACAGCTAATTTTATTGGGGGTGGGAATGGATTTAGGTAAATTTAAGCCGAAAATTAAGCAAATAGGTCCAATGACTGTCGAGGTAGTGCCGTTTGCCGCAAGACGTGCGATTGCGCTGAAGTTTCGGTTGCTTAAGGAACTTGGCCCAACTATTGTTGGCACTTTAAAGGGCGTCTTGTCGGCTGTATCACAAACCGCTGACAGTAAATATGAATTCTCATTTGACAAACTTAATGCTGAAGATATTCCAAATAACTTATTTGACGGAATTGACCCCTGTAAACTTGTCGAACTTATCGAGGCGCTGCTTGCATCTACTCGTGTAAATAACACAGAGATGACTGGGCAGGCAATAGACGAGTTGTTTACGACTGAATATGGCAACCTATACAAAGTTCTATTCTTTGTGCTGGAGGTGAATTTCAAGGATTTTTTCGAACCCCTTACTATCAACAAGAAAGGAAAGTAGAAGGCCAGGATATATTTACTGGTGTCGACACAGAGTTAAGCAATGAGTGGATGGTTTGGTTGCTTGTTGATAGTGGCTTGGCGACACTTAGTGAACTTGAAACAACCTGGACATACGACGACGTGCTTCGTGCCTCAGCTTATTTACTTGTGAAACGTGACTTGTCAAAAAGGATGCAGCATGACAAATGATATTTTGATGATCTTGGCTTCGACAACTGTTACATTCTTATTGACTTATTTTTTAATGGCGCAGGCGGCGAAAAAGACCACAAAGGCCTACGTTCAGGAAAGACTTGATGGTTTTGAGGGGCTTGTAAAAGAACGACTTGATGAACATGAAACGTATCAGCACGCCTTGCTTGTAAAAGGAGCCGATATAAGCAACTATATTGATAGGCACGCAGCCGTTTGTGGAGGTCTTGGAGCAAAGCGTCTTCAGAGAATTGAACTGGCACTTACTTGGCTCGTTGTTAAACATGACGGAAATCCAAAAGATTTGGGGCTTGACTAATGACTCTTCGTGAGCTGATAAACTTAGTTAGATTTAAGCTTGATGAGCAATCACTAAAAACTGTTGAGGCCAAGGTCAGCAGCGTGGCCACGAGTCTTGGTAGTTTTGGGACAAAAATGTCTCTCATGTTTACGGCCCCAATGGCTGCGCTGTCTGCGTATTCTATAAAAACTGCCAGCGACGCCAAGGAGACACAAAATAAATTCAACCAGGTTTTTGGCGATTTAAATGAGGAAGCAAATACCTTCGCGGGCGTATTTGGAAAGTCTGTAGGCCGATTTAAGACAGATATTCAGACTGGCATGTCTGCGTTTCAATCAATGTTTGTTGGTTTATCATACGGAAATGATGAAGCCTTGACCTTATCAAAAAGAATGCAAACCCTGGCCGTTGATTTTGGAAGTTTCAACAACTTAACCGACCAGGAATCAAACCAGCGATTTCTCTCGGCCCTTTCAGGTTCATCAGAAGTGCTGGACATGTTTGGAATAAATACCAAGCAGGCTGCCATTGAGCAGGAATTATTGAACATGGGTCTGAATAAGACGGTCAATTCTGCCACTGAGGCGGAGAAGGTCATGGCCAGGATAAACATAATTGAAAAGGCCATGACGAGACAAGGGGCTGTTGGAGACGCCACGCGAACACTTGGCGAGTTCGCCAATAAATCGAGGTCATTTATGTCAGCCATAAAAGGCGTGGTTGACTTTATTGGAAACAAACTACTGCCAATTGCAAGTAAACTTATGGACGTTGGTTTTGCCGTAATCGAATGGTTTCAAAATTTAAGTGACGGCACGAAAAACGTACTCATGATAATAACGGCGATAATTGCAGCAATTGGGCCATTGGCCATTGGCCTTGCTGGTTTGCTTGGCCTTGTAAAGGCGCTTTTGATGTTTAATACGTTCATAGGTGGCTTGGCTGGCTTAAAGGCGGCGGGATTGCTTCTTTTACAGCCGCAATTTTTGCTTATCGCGGCGGCAATCATGCTTGCGGTTGTTGCACTGGCGCTATTTATTGAGGACATTCAGGCGTGGGTCAGCGGTGGTGATAGTCTAACAGGCAAACTTCTTGGCCCATGGGAGGCCTGGGCGGCTGGTATAAAGGAAATGTTTTCACTGCTAACAACTGATTTTGATTTGTTTGTCAAGGTCCTAGCCACCTCGTTATCAGATGGCTTGCAGGAAATGAGCAACAAGCTTGAGGAATCAACGTTTGGCAAAATAATGAAATGGGTTTCAGGCATAAAAATAGCCGAGCTTGCTGGTACCGGACTTGGCACACTTTATGGCAACTTTATGCCAAACGAAACCAAGCAACGAGTGGAGCTAACCAACGCCTTGTTTGAGGGTGAGCGACGACGGCAGGCAAAAAATACAAACGTGAATGTAAATAGTACCATAAGTATGCAAGTTCCAGCAGGCACGTCAGAGGAGCAAAAAACGTTTATAGAAAAGCAGGCAAAACTGGCGGTAAAGCAGTCGTTTACAACTGAGCTTGAACGACTACTTGATAATGAGGTGATTAACTAATGACTAACTTTTTATTCACAAATAAAGTAACCGGTAAGATAGATAACTTGTCATTGGATGTTGTTGTCCGTGAAAATCACCTGTTTCAAAATGAGGTCCCTGAGTTCGAAATTGAGGATGGCAGCGCTGTAAATGACTTTATCATAAAGAAACCAGATCGTGTAACTATCGAGGGGTTGATAACCAACACACCCATGATTGGAAACGTTGGTGACGGCGTGAGCTCATACGCGGAATCGTTTAAAAGCAGTAATTTAGGCCAACAACTACTAAGCACAGGCAAGCGAACAGAGGTTGCGTTCAAGGAACTCATGCGGATAATTGGCAGGGCTTATCCAATAAGTCCTGGTGGTGCCTACAAGCTTGTGCCTGTTGGCATTGTCACGATCGTAACTGGGCTTCGCGTTTATTCCGACATGGCCGCAACCCAGCTTTCGATTCAACGTGACGCTGGAACTGGCGACGCGCTACAATTTACAATGGATTTTTGTGCAATAAAAAAAGTGGCCTTTTTAAAAAGTCAAATTGATGCGCCAATAAAGGATACAAAAAACTTAAAAACAAGCGTGCCTGCAAAAAAGAATGTTGGGAAAGTTACTGCTGTAACTACGAAACCAAGAGTGTCGTTTTTGGCAGGCATGTTTAATCGACTTGCGACTGGGAGGTAAAATGTCTCTTCAAATTGAACAGGACACATGTACTGGGCGTGGTTTTGCCGACACTGACGCCAGTGGTTTTTGCGCTAAATTCAAGACGTGGATACAAAAGGCCCCGGCGTCAGGTGGGCCAGGCTGGACAATTTTGGTGGATCGATCAACTGCTCCAGTTGCAAAAACTATTTCTTCGGTAAATACAACAACGGAGGAGCTCACAATTACGGCCCATGGATTTTTTGATGGTGAGCCGATTCGCTTTCAAAATTCAGGTGGGGCGCTTCCGGGTGGTCTTTCTGCTGGCACCATTTATTATGCCTTTGTTGTTTCTGTTAATGTTATAAAAGTATGCGCCACCTGGTTTAGTTGGCTTGGTCAGTCCTATATAAATATTACAAGCGCAGGCAGTGGCACAAATCAAGCAATAATGACAGGACCCTATATCGTGGTGTCAAATTTAGCGAGCCCGGCTGTGCAATCTGAGGCAAAAATACTCAAGGTTGGGTATAATTCAAGCTACGCCGGCTATGTCTCAGTTCAGATGTTTATGTCGAAGGGATTCACGGTCTCAACCCACCCGGTTGGAGTTTGGGCAGGTTATTATCTTAAGACGGTGGACGCCGGGGCCTTTACCTATAACTTTCGTGGTGGCCTGGATTTTTTGCTATTGCAGACAAGACCACCTGCTGGTGCCGTTTGGTGGCGTGTCGGCATTGATGAATTTACTGTGCTTTCAAATTTTACAGAGGACCCAGACACAGTTGGCGGGGTTGTTGCAACGACCGTGTCATACACGCCCGGGGCAAGCGAGACCACGGTCACGCTTTCCTCAAGCGCTGAGGTGAATACATTGACTACTGGTAATGGGTATTTTATTTACTACGCCGGCGTCCAATCAACTGTTGGCAAGTACTATATTGTTTATGGTATTGTAAGCAAGCGCGGTGTGGCTGATGGTCTTGCGGCTGACCAAATTGCGTTTTCATTTTTGTCAAAGCCGCTTGTTACCGGTGATCAAATCTACGCCGGGGCCCGTGTTACGCCCTACCCACTGCGGGCATATACAATTGCCAACACGCTTGATGAAATTGACACAAACATCCGCGACTTTAACTATAGGGCCTCAGGTTCGCGATATCGCAGCAGTGTCCCCGCGATTTCATTTAGTGAAACAAGCCAATCATATTTTGCCTGTCACTCAATGCAAACAAGTATTCAAGTCTCTGTCATGGAAAGCGTCGAGGCCGCAGCCATTGACAAGGGGGCCATGGACGACGGTAAGTTTGTTGTCATGCGGCCGTTACTTATTGAGAATACAACTGACTCAGGGTCGACGGCCGCGACGCTTGGCGCGAACAAATTGCTCGGCGAAGGAAAAAACACCTTTATCTCAAAAGATACGGGAATGATAGACATGGAAACTGGACGGATAATAAGCGGAAATGCCTTTATCTGTGTTGGTGCAGATAGCACGTTGTTCGCAAGTACGCCTTCTGGGTCCAGGGTTGTGCTTGTTCCACAAACTGAAAGCGTATAATGGGGACAATACTCGTTAGACGTGTTACAACCTTGGCGGGGCAAGGCGTGTTAATGGCTCCGCCTGTGCCTCCTGTAATCGAAGAACTGACGATAATTTTTTCGCATCGTATCACGACAAAATCAAGCGCGTCAGTTATCCTTCAGGAACCAGTACTTCCTCCACCTGAATTTCTTACAACGGCAAGGCTGTACGCACGTCGCCTTATTTTTTCGGCGACCGGTTCGTTTTTAAACTATGATTTACCTGTCTATATTTCTTCGCGAACGGCCGTATTAACAAGAAGTGGTCTCACATCGTCAGCCGCCAGCACCGGTCGCATCCTGGTTAGGTCAAATGTTTTTGCTCTCTCGTTTACGGCAACACCAATCTCAGGCCCGGCGCCGCTTATCGTTCAGTTTCAAAACACAAGTCTTTCACCTGTGGACGTGTGGACTTGGTTTTTTGGTGACGGGCACAGTTCAACAGATAAGCACCCGACGCATACATACACGCATGCCGGCTTGTATTCGATCATGTTGATTGCTGGCAACATTTTTTGGGGTCAAAGCACCTTAATAAAATATAACTACATCCTTGTTTCTGCAGTTCCTGGACCACGCGCCAGGATGCAATTATCTTGGACCATTTTAGACGAGGTTGATGTGATAACAATACCGTTTCAAAATCTACCAGCCTTTGTGCAAGAGGTTGAGTTGGAGAGTCTACTTTTAACTCTCTCATTTTATTGGAATTCATTTTCGCAGTCATGGCTTATGGATGTTGAGGATATTGACAAGGTGGCCATTTTGCGTGGTGTCCATCTTGTTATTGGCTTTGATTTATTTAAGCGACACAATGACGGACGCTTGCCAGGTGGTAAATTGTTTGTGATAGATCCAAGTGAACGACTTGACAAAATACAATACGGCGATTTTGTAGGAACACGCGGACTTCAGCTTGTATACATTCCAAGGAGCGATGAATGAATCAGTTTGGGAGGGTAGGAAGCATCATTGTAGGCTCGCCAGGCACCATAGGTCACGAATATACTGGGCTAAATTTTTCGTTTTCCATAAAGAAAACCATAACTCCAGAAATGAACCCCGCAACCGTAATCGTTACAAATTTATCGAAGGACACAATTGCAGGCATTCACGAGCGGGAAACTGTTTGCATAATAAAGGCTGGCTATATCGAGGCGGAAGGCGCGATTGAGATTTTTAGAGGTTACGTTTCCAATGTAAGTTCAGTAAAAAATAAAACGGCATGGGAAACGACAATAGAACTGCGTGATGGGTATGAGGAATTGCGTGCAAGCACGTTTGCAAAAAGCTATGCCGGCGGGGCAAGCATTAAAAACATCCTGGCTGATATCGTAAAAAGTTTTAATTTGCCAAACAATATAAAGCAGCGGCTTTTGAGCATTGCCGATAAAAAATTACCAAGAGGGATTTCGTTTAATGGTTTGTCTAAAGATGCTTTGCAAGATATTGCTGAGTTGGCTGGAATTGAGTGGAGTATTCAAAGTGGCAAGCTTAAATTTTTAGAGAAAAATAAGGCCGATGAACAAACTGCTTTTTTGTTGTCAAAAGAGTCAGGCCTTCTTGGTTCGCCAACAAGACTGTCTGGAATAACAATCTCAAAAAGCAAGCAGCCAGGACGTGCTGAAATGAAACAAACAGGTTGGTCGCTCACTTCTTTTTTGCTCCCCACAATTGAACCTGGAAACAAAGTCAGTGTAACGAGCGCAATTGTCTCAGGTGTTTTTAAAGTAATTAATGTTTTGCACACCGGCGAACTTTTTGGTCAAACTTGGGCCACCACGCTTGAGGTTATAGATATTTAAGGCATTTTTTATGTGTTTAATAATTTAAGTCGTTGTTATAATATAGTATGAGCGATCTTGAATCATTAGACTTTTCAAACACACTGCCTCTTGTTATAAGGAGTCTTGTAGGTAAAATACACACCTCAACAGTGGGTGTGGTTGAGACTTTTGATGGCTTGACTCAACGTGCACAAATTAGACCACTTGTAAATAGGGTAATTGGAGACAAGTCACTTCCATATCAACCAATTGATGAAGTACCTGTTTGCTTTTTTGGCTCAAATGTAAGTGGTTTTTACACAGAATTAAAAAAAGGTGACCTTGGCCTTTTAGTATTTTCAGAGCGCTCAATTGACGAGGCGATCGCGTCAGGGGTGCCGTCTACGCCGGTTGATAACCGGCAATTTAGTCTATCTGACGGTGTTTTTATTCCAGGACCGCTAAGAAAAGAAAATCTTCGCAAGCGAGAAAATACAGCCGTTACTGAGATGTATAACGGGGCTTCGGCGGTCGTTCTTACGGAGCAAACTGTTGCGATTGGCGTTGGGTCGGTCGAGTTGTTGCGGGTAATAAGCGACCTTCTTACGACGCTTGCTGGAACTACCGTGCTTGTTCAAGGTGTTCCAGTACCACTATCATCGGCCATAACCTTTACACAGTTAAAGGCTGAAATAGAGACAATAAGAGGCCAACTATGACTGATATTTTGATTGACTCAAATTGTGACATTGACATTGCAGACGGACCACAATTGGTGAGTGAAATTGACCAGGTGGCCCAGCATGCAAAGACACGGATGCAAACTTTTTTGGGAGAATGCGCCTTTAACACAACCATTGGTGTTAGATGGTTTGAGGACATTTTTGTCAAGGCGCCAAATAAGGAGTTAGTTGATAGTCTTATAAAGGCAACGTTGCTCGATACTCCTGGCGTTTTTGAATTATTGAAATATGATTCTACCTACGATGCGAGAGCGCGAACGCTCGTAATTTCTTGCGAGATAAATACCACTTTTGGGCCGATTACATTGGAGGAACTTGCCTTATGACGACGTTTGGAATAACAAATGAGGGGTTTAACCTAAAGAGGTTTGATGACTGCAAGGTGGAACTTGAGGCGGAGTATAGGGACGCGTTTGGGCAAGATATAAACTTGGACGCGGACTCAGTTTTGGGCCAAATAGTAAATATCTCAGCCCTTAGAGAGGCTGATATTTGGGAAAAAATGCAGGCCGCCTATGATAACTTACGACCAAGTTCTGCCGAGGGCGCGGCCCTTGATGCGATTCTTGATTTAACTGGGCTTGATCGACTTGGGGCAACATATTCCCAGGTTGACATAACGATGAACGGCCCAGATGGCACAATTGTATCACCAACTTTTACCGTATCAGACCTAACAAACAGCATATTTTTTACCATTGACGCGCAAACAGAAATAAGAAAAGAGAATGCCGTGCAGGCCGTAGTAACGTGTCCATCAGTGGCCGCCGGTGACTACACCGTAAACATTAACGGGGACAACTATACGTACACCGCGGACGGCACTGAGACTGCCACGGCCATTTTATCTTGGATCAGTGGGCTTATAAATGCCGAGGCCGTTGAGGAAATTGAGGTCAGTTCGATCGATGATTCAACAATTCTACTTTTATCGACCGACCTTGTGACAAGTTTTTCTGTGTCAGTGTCCGCCAATCTCACGATATCCTCAGTTGGAACACTTGGCACCTTTCTATGCACAGTTGTTGGGGCCGTGGCTGCGCCGGCCAACACCCTGGTAAACATCACCACACCGGAGGCCGTCACGTCCGTAATTAACTGGCTGGCGGCAATGCCAGGGCGGTTGGTTGAAACAGACATTGAGGCACGCCTGCGACGGGAGCAGAGCTTGGCTGGTATTTGTGGGGCCACGGCGTCCACAATAAAGAACAGGATTCTTACTGAGGTTGAAAATGTGTCAAACTGCTTTGTTCATGAAAACGACATGGACGAGATTGACGGGGCCGGTCGACCACCTCACGCCATTGAGACGGTGGTGCTTGGTGGATTATCCGCTGACATTGCACAAAAATTATTTGAGGTAAAGGCCGCAGGAACACCGACATTTGGCAACACCGCAGTGTCTGTTGTTGATGATCTTGGTCAGGTGCGGCTAATAAAATTTTCAAGGGCCACGACCGTGTATGTTTGGATTCGATACACCATAAGCTATGATCCTGAAACGCCGTTTCCAGTTGACGGAATTTCGCAAATAAAACAGGCCACGGTGGCTTTTTGCACCGAGGTTTTTACACTTGGAAAAAACCTGCTGGTCGATAAACTAAAGGTGCCCGTCTACACAGTCCAAGGCGTTCGTCAAGTGTTAGTTGAGGTAGCGATTACCTCAACGCCAATTGGTACCCCAACATATTGGGGATTTGACCTTGTGGTTGAGCCCAGTCAATTTACTGATTTTTCAACTGATCGAATCGTTGTTTTGGAGGGGGCATAATGGCATATACACCAGATTTTATTGTAAATAAAAGCGTCGTGGTGCAGCTTGAGACCGTTGTATTTTCATATACTGGGAGCACGTCCCCGGCGGTGAGAAGCTTGTTTTGGTCATTCGGCGATGGAGGAACATCGACTGAGCTTTCACCAAGCCATTACTGGAAAAATGACGGAATCAAGGCCGTGACTCTCACCGCCATTTATGCCGATGGAACACAGGTCATGGTAGAAAAATCAAGCATCGTTCAGGTAAATGTCGGAGTTATTGAGGACTACATAGATTTGCTGCTTTATCAATTTAAGCAGAAGGCTAATTGGAGAAAACTCCTCACCCCTCCAATAAACCAGGTCACGCTCATTGATTTTGTTGCCTTAACTTTGGGTCAGATTTTTTCGTTCAACGTTGATGGCGTGCATCTTGACAACCTTGGTGTTATTCTTGGTCTTCCACGACTTGAACGATCTGATAGCGATTACCGCGCGGCCCTTCAACAAATGCCGGAGGTGATCACTGGTTTTGGTCAGCTACCTATTTTAATAAAATATGCCCAGCTATTTTTGGGGGCTGAAACACTGTCCTTGTTTGAGTCTGACAAGGCGCTATATCTTGACGCCACAAATCCAATTCCTCAGAATTACAACACTTTTTTGGGTCGGTTTAAGCAGCACACCGCGGCCGGGACCTCGGTTGCCCTTGTTATTTCTGATAATAATGAAGTCCCACTTGAATTTGAATTTACTGACGAGCCCGCTGATTACTTAACCGAAAATGAGCTAAGTGAATTAAGCTATGACGATGATGGTTTTTTATCTGAACTATATTAATTGGAGGTACAAATGGCAACAAAACCGGTCAATCTTCCTGAATTTGCCTTGCTCGATCAAATCGATGCGACAAGCCTACAAAACAACGTGGTCGCACCCACACAGGCGATCAAAGACTATGGCATGCCACGAAAAAGTCGACTCCCAAGGCAATACTTAAATTATCTTGGTCGAATGCTTTCTGAATGGACAGGGTGGGCCTCTAATCAGTCTGATGAAACTGTTGCCAGCGTTGCGGCAGAGGCGGTCTTGAGAGAGGCCGCAGATACCTACATAATAAATGATTTAAACGCGGAGATTGACAATCGCGAGGATGCTGACGCCGCGGAGGCCCTTGCAAGGGCCACGGCCGACTCAAATGAAGCCACGGCAAGAGGCAATGCGGATGCCGCAGAGCTACTTGCCCGACAAACCGCAGATACCACAGAGGCTGGCACCAGGGCCACGGCTGACATAAATCTGGGCAATCGCATCACGGCCATTGAAAACAACACAAACATTTTTACAGAGGTTCTTTCACTTTCAGGATTTGGAGCCGGTGAAGACGTTGACACGTCGGCCACCGTTCTTATAACAACCCACGATACTGGCGCGGTTGTGATCGAGGAGGTAACGCTTATTTTTCCCACAGATGTTTTTGGTGAAAATGCCGCGGACGCTTCTATTTACCTATTTTTCACAGACGCAAGCATCTCGGCCGCCATTAGACCGGCGTTTAATCAAAAAATCGCCGTTTCTTTGCTTAACGGCGCGGGTTCAGCTGCAGATATTGGCTTTATAAGCTTGACAACTACTGGAACCTGGAATTTTCAACTAAACGGCGTGGCCACATTTACAGACACCATTGGTGACTACAAGGGTCTCTGGGCCTCGCAGATACGATATATAAAATCGATAACGTAACAGTCGGCAATAATTTGCCGGCATTCTTAAGCATAAACAAAAGGAGGTCGCAATGGCGACTCAGGTTACAATCATCAATGGTGGAAGTCAAAGTGAAGTTGACTTCAGCGCGCTCAGCAATAACGACTGCTTCGAGGTTGCTGCAAAGCAATACCGGAAACTTGATGCAGGCAATGCGATCGATATTCAACGTGTATTTGGCTCCCAGGTAATTGTGGCAATTGAGGACGTAGTTGTTTTTTTTCAGGCCACTGACAAGGTTCGCAGAATCAATTCCGCCTCGATAAACTACATAAAGGCATAACTTGCCGACCCAGGCCAAGCAAGCGCCTGGGTTCATTCAAAAAATATCCGCCAATTCGATTGTATAAGGCTTTCTGAAAGCGTTCTTTTTCCACGAACGGTCTCAAAGACGCGTTCATCGACCGTTCCTTTTGTTATCAGGTCGACATACAGGCAGGGCCTTGTTTGACCAATCCGGTGAAATCTTTTTTCAACCTGATTTCTCGGCTCCGCGTCAAAGTCGCTGCAGAATGAAATCATATTTGTGATGGCCGTCAAGTTTAAACCATAGGCCCCAGTGTGATTGGTTATAAAGAAACGCACATTGTCGTTATGTTGAATTTCTGACACGGTCTCAAGTCGTTGCTCATGTGTCGTATCTCCAAAATACGTGCGAACTGAGTCGGCGCCATACATGTCGCTCAGGGCCTTTTGCGCGATGCGAATGCTGTCACGGAAGACCGCGTAGATTAAAACCTTCCCACGCATCTCCTCTGTCACTTCTATCATAGCCTCTGCGCGATGACTTGCAATGTCATGGACCAAGCCCTGGTCATCCTTAACGAACCCGCAGACCACTTGTTGGAGACGCAAAAGTCGCGTCAAAACCATGTTGGCGGTAACCAGGGTTTGGTCATTTAGAAACGTAAGTGACTCCTCCTTTAAGTCTTTATATATCCGGGCCTGCTCGTCCGTCATGTGGACGCTGTGTGTCATGTATGTTTTTTCAGGAAGATCGAGGCAATCCTCACTTTTTACAACGAAGCAAAATTTGTTTATTATGGCCTTAAATTCATCCAAGTTTCGATAACCCACAATTTTATTGATTTGACCAAGCATGAGTTGATACAACCGGTCAATATAATAGCTGTCCTTTGTTACCGAACTAAGAAGGTCGAGCCTTTCCTTCACCTTTTTAAAGTTATAGGCCTTTGTAAAAATGTCAACCACCTCAAGCAATATTGACTGCTCAGCGTAACCAAGTTTTGCCTTAAGTTGCGCAGCGAGGGCCTTTATTTGTGGAAGATTTTTTACGCGTTGATCAATCCCTACCATGGTATATATTGGTGCAAGGTCCGCGAATTGTGCTTTGAAGGCGTAATATGACGGATACCCAGAGCAACCTTTCTTTAGGAATTCAAGTTGTGCCCAAATATCAAGTGGTTTGTTGTCTATCGGGCTTCCAGTCAAAAATCGACGGGCGATTGAGACGTCGCGAAGCTTGAATGCCGCCTTTGTTCTTCCAGATTGCGGATTTCTTATCGTAGAACTTTCATCGATGGCCGCCAATGTCTTGTTTTGCCTTGTAAATTTGTAAAAAATGGCAAAGGCGCGTTTTGAGTTCAGCGATTCGATATTTGCCGTTATTATTTTTAATTTATCCGTGGCCTTTGCCTCTGCGAATGAAACGAAGGCCTCGAATTTTTTACCGCTAAGCTTTGAGCTCCATTCAGCAAGTTCGTATGGTGCGTCCGTCGACATGTGCAACGGAATGTGCTCACTTTTCCATGTTTGGTACGAACCGCTATTGCCAAAAATAATCAAGGCGTTTATGTGTCCGTTTACAAACATGTGCGCCGCCACGTCAAGCAACATCTTGCTTTTTCCGGTGCCCATGTCACACACATTGCCAAAATACACCTTGTCAGCCGTCAACTGGTAATTTTGAAGTTGATGGGTCATTGGTGTCATTTTAAATGAGATTTTTTTCATGGTCGTCCTTTATAAAACATAGTGATTTGCCGTTTTTGGCTGTAGAATGAAGAGATTTTTTTTCGCCCGCGTGGCCCCAACGTAATACACCCTGGCCTCGTCGTCTGGATTTTTTATATAACCCTCGTACGACCTTAGCGACATGTCGAGCGACAGCACGACATTTTCACTCTCGCTTCCTTTTGAGCCGTGGATTGTGTTAACATGTATTCTTGGGGCCGTGATAAAACTTTCATTTCGTCGGCGACAGGCCCGATAATATTCGCTCTCGTCAAGTGGCAAAAGATCAAGCGCGTCATACCAGGGTTTTTCAAGTCGTCGCTTGTCGATGTTTTCGACGTTGTTGATCATTTTTCGTGACATGAACTTGTTTATGAAATAGACCTCGTCCTTTGTGACTGGTCTTCCAGCCCTTAAGCTTTCCCAGGCAAGTGAGGCCTTCACCCCGGGATTGTCACGAACATCACCATATACGCTTTTGTAAACAAAACCGCAAAGCTTTAAATAATCGATGACCTCTTTTATTTGGAAGTTGTTTCTCATCAAAATTAGCCACTGTCCAGTGGCCATGTCAATGTCCTCAATTGAGCGGACAACCTCCACCTTTCCAGTCTCCTTTGTTGGCTTGAAAACTTTTTTATGCCGACCTTTTACCTTTGTGATTATTTGGTCGGCCTGGGCCTTTATTGATTTAGGCAATCTGTAGCTTTGGTTTAGCACCCTTGTCGCGGCCACTTGTTTTGTCAATGCGGTAAAGTGCTCAACCGCCGCCCCTGACCACCTAAAGATGGCCTGATCATCATCACCGGCAATGATAACCTTTGGCGTCACACTAATAAGACGTTCCAATATTTTCCACTGAAGAAGACACAGGTCCTGGGCCTCGTCGATTATCAGCAAATCAAGGCTTGGCGGCATTCCTTGATCATAGAATTGGACAAGCATGTCGGTATAGTCAACAAGCAAGTTGGCCTTTTTATATTGCCTAAGGCCGTCAACCACGAAGTTAAGTTCGAGCCACGTAACGTCACTTTGCTGGTCCTCCCACGTTGTTCGAATATCTTGCATCTTAAGGCGTGAAAGCGACTCTATAAAAATAATTTGGTCACCTAAGTTCATTTCAAAGGTGGCCAAGTCTTGCCGCTGAATACCGGTGATTGGCACGCCAAGCTGCTTTCCAAGGTCCCGATAGTGATTACGTTGCATCACCTCATGCGTGCTTAGTCCCAATTGAAAAAATGCCATTGAATGTGTCGTCTTATAGAACTGTAATTGACGCCGCGATAGGTCAAATTTATCCATTGTTCGCGAGGCGGCCTCCTCAACGGCCTTTTTTGTAAACGACATGAAGCCGATCCGTTCAGGCGTCAGTCCTTCTTTTAGACCAGCTTCAACTGCGTTTATTAGAGTGGTAGTTTTCCCGGTGCCAGGTGGGCCCAAATATAGTGTCGCGTTATCCATCAGTGCTTCTCCTGCCGATGCTTTCTGCCAACCAAGGAAAGCAGATCATTGCGGCGTCTGATACCTCTAATTTGCCACCTTTTATAAATTGAATTACTTGTCGTTGTCCTTGCTCTGAACAGCTTGTGACGCAGGCAAGCTTGCCATCGACATATACCATAAAATTTGGAATTATGCACAAGACGTCAATCATGTGTTACCTCCTAAAAATAAGTTGCTGGCTCGTCAATCTCCGGTTCAAGGACGCTGTCAGGTTCTGAGAACTGAGGAATGCTCCAGATATTTACGTTTTTACCCCGTATTTTCATTAGCTCGGCCTCGCCACCAATATCCTTTAAAATAGCCGTTATTTTGTTGGATGTAAAGGCCTTGAATTTTTTCCTATCAAGAAAGGCAAGAAAGTCCGATAGCTTGAAATACGTTCGCCCTTGACTGGTCCACGGCTTTCCAATAAGAAGTTCGTCCACCTTTTTTGCCTTTACAAGTGAGATGCAGTATGTCTCAAGCAATTCCTTTAATTGACCTGATGGTGATGAATCCTCCGTGGCCTCAATAATCGAAACCTTGTCCAAAAGGGCCTTTATAATGTTATGCCAAACCCCAGGTTTTACGATGGGCGTAAGAACGTTCAATGAGTCAAGGCAAATTTTTTGAAAACGCATTTGGTTTTGAAGGTCATTTGTCTCAAGTTCAAGGCGACCACCGCCATCCACGTCAACAAACCAAATAGGTGGGTTGGTGTCATACTTTGTAAGGGCGGTAAGCACTGGCATGTCAAGAAGGGCACCGACGCCAAATTTACGCGTGCGACAAAGCCCTGAATTGCAGTGCGGCTTTAACGGGGCCTTGCTGCATGAGTAGTCATATTCTTTTTTCTTCAGACTTTTTACGACACCCTCCACCTCATTGGACAAGAGCGGGGGGTCAAAAAACTTTATGTTGAAGTCGTTCAGCAATTGCGCCCAGCTGTCGGGGGATTGTTTCTTTAAATACACGCCCAAATTATATAGGCCGTCATTCCTGGTACCCGCCACAAATCCCCTGGTAACAAGATATTGAAGGCACGGAGGTCCATCAGACAGGTCGGGAAGCAGGGCCACGGTGAAGGCCTCGAACTCCGCCATTGTTTTGCGACTTGCCAGGGCGCGCTCGACGAACTGCTTAATGGATAGGCCCTCATTATTTTTATCCAACGCAAACCTAACGGTATTCTCAGCATCAAAATAAGGCATGTTTATCCATTGCCCAATGTCGCCGCGCTCCGATAACACCTCGTTTTGCCTTGGATAAATCTCGGAGCCGGCAAAGCCAAGAAGCGCGGCGTAGTGACTTAGTTTTTGACGAACAAGGCTCGCAGGCGTGGCCTCACTAAGAAATGTGTAGAGGTGCAAACCACCGGACTTTGTCTTGCATGGAATGAGCGGCAGCTCGTTATCCTCAATCAATTTTAGTGTTGGAACGTAGTCAAGGTCATAAACGTCAACGTCAATGGCCCCAAAAAAGCACATTGAGTCGTCACGAATCGGAACTATGCCAATGCCGGTTCGCCCGGCAAGATGGTCCTCCCATAATTGCTCAGTTACCGGCGCATGCTTGGTAATGGCCTCACCAAGAATTTTATTTTTATCTGTTTTGGATGACCTAACAAGCGAATAGGTGCCGTAGGCTCGGTCCAATCCCTTGAATAGCGTCATCATGTCAGCTACGAATAAATTACCCACGCCAGCCCCTTTTGCACGTATGAAGACAAATAAAGGACCCCATAAGTTTCAGGGGTCCAGCATAGACTGCCTCAATTAGAAGTGGTTGTCGTCGGTGACAGGAGGAGCGGCGTCCTCGAACGTGTCAGACGGCGGGGTTACTTTCACAAGGCCTTTATTCACCTCGGCGCAAAAAGCACGCCCGGCAAGATATAGCTCAGGTTTCGTGACTGGAATTGGGTCCGAAATTTTGTAATTTTGGAATGTGTTTCCGTTGCGCTCTTCCATTTCTGCTGAAATATTGTACACGTGGCTGTACGACGCCGGCGTGGCCATTGTCTTATTCGGCCCAATAGGTAACTTCAGGTCCGTCATTCTGCTTATCCATTTTCTTGATTTTTTAAGCTGCGTCCGTGTCATTGAAATAACCACGCGGGACGTGGAGCCGTCCTTATTTATCAGCAGGCAGTAGTGGTAGGCGGTTTGAACAAGCACGTTTCCATTTGGGAGAATATCCATATTCTTGTCATTGCGCTTCGTTGTTGCCATCAACTCGTCGGTCGCGTGATGCGCCACAAAACCACCACCCTTTGAACGCTCGACCCACTCAACCCACGCCCGATTAAAGGCGCATGGCAGCACATTGATGCTTTCGTAAATGTCGCCTGTGACGGTGTTGTATAGCAAGCCCTCACGCGCCCCGTGGACGGCAGTGGCCCCGCGAAGTTGCGGTGAAAGTGCTTGAAGAAGTGTGATAAACGGCACTGCCATGTCCGCAGCCGTCACGTTTTCAAACCCACCACCAACATCCTGGGCCAACACCTCTGCAATGGCTGTTGTTTCAGTGGTGGCCAAAGTTTTTGTAGTCGATACGGCCACGGCCGTTTGCGACTGTTTTGCTCCTTGTGCGGCGTTTGCCGCGTCATTCTTTTTTGCCATTCCTATCTCCTTATTTTAAGATGATTGTTTCACGGTACTTGTATACAGAGAAAAGGTCCTGCGGAAAACTTGTGTTTTCAACAATTTGCTCCCTAACAAGCGCCTTTAATGTTTGCGGATGCACCGATTTTTTCTCGGTAAATTTCAAGCGTAGCTTCTTTAAGAGCGTGGTTAACTCCTTTGAGTGGGCAAGGTCGTCTTTTTTTAACTCGACGTCAATTTTGTTTTTAATCACGGTATCGAGCTTGTTCTTTGCCAGCCAGGCAAAGCAGTCTGCCTTTTTTTCCTCCGTGATCGCCGCGTTATAGTCAGTTTTTATGGCCACACCGGTGCCGTCACTTAGACTCACCTTGCTTAGGCCAAGCTCATCAAATAGCGTCGGGACCAAGTCGGAGCCGATATATTTGATTCTATCTGATATCTTTTTTGCCTCCTCGTTCAACTTTTCAAGGGCCTTTTCTGCCTCAAGTTTTTCACTGATTAGCTTTGAAATAATCCCTAATTTTTGATGAACAAGGTCGCCATCAAGCTGGCCACCAACGTCCTCGGCCAACAAGGAACTAAGCGAATTATCATCACATTGTTTGCTTGTTTTTTTCACATAAACCCTTTCTTTTTTAATTATACCAAGTTTTACGTAATATTTAAACAGTTAAAGATCAATTCTTATCGGAAGATACATTTGCCTGTGCCGGTCCCATTGTAGCAATGCAATATTGCGCGAGACGGCACTCGCCGCGGCCACCGTTAGTCCAATAAGCACCGGTGAGCCAATCAAGACAAGATAGTCGTAATCACCGTCATAGCTGCGTAGCTCATAGCCTAAAGTTGCCCAAACCTCTTTAAAATCAGCGCGCTTAATTGACATGTCCATGGTTGCTGGAACAAGATAGCAGAGCTGGCCAAATTCTGCCGCTGACGATATATCAAACATAGGTTGTGCCTGCGTTATAAAGACCATATTCCCCCCATAACTACCGCGCTCACGGCCTCACGGCCGGCAATCCGATGAACGCTTGTAACAAGTGAATACCTTTTGTGTTTATTGACGTTGGCCACCGCCCGGTGCAAATAGACCACGTCATTGTGCAAGGTCAAGACAAAAACACTTCCCTGGCCATATACTACCCGTGCCATGTGCCACGCAATCTGCTCGGGCTCAAGCAGGCGGGTAACCAGGGATTTTGGGTCACCTACCTTGAGCTCAATCCAAGTTTCGCGGCCGTGGTCACACAGGTTCACGTCTGGGGTGCCGGCCCCTATCTTATTTTCAATGCGCAGCACGTGGCCACGTAAGATTGCATTGTCGTGTAGATAGGTCCAAAAAAGCTGCTCAGGTTTTCTCATAGCTCCACCTTTTGAACCTCACCCCATGAGGGGCCAATCTCAGCGTCGACTTTCAATGGGAGCTCGAGCTTTATGGCGTTTATCATGCAATCCACCACCTTTTTTGCCTCGTGCTTGTCTGTGACCCCGTAGTCGTTTTCATCATGCACCGTGATGTACGGCACGAGGCCAAGTTGGTCGTACGTGTCAAGCATTGCCTTTTTTATCATGTCAGCCGACGTCCCTTGCACCAAGGCATTCAGCGCCTTATGCAGAAAATAAACCTGCACAGGCCTACCAAATTTCTCAATGGCCTCGTCGTATCTTAGCGGCACGACTCCTTTTTCCCATTTTGGCGGACCATATAGGTTGAAGTGCCTACGACGCCCAAGAATTGTTTTTATGTATCCACGAGACTTCGCAAGTTCCTGACAGCGGTTTCCAAGCTGGCGCACGTATGGAAGGGCGGCGTGGTATTGATTTGAAAGAGCCTTTGCCTCAGCCAACGACCGTTCAAGTTTTAGCGCAAGCTTGGCGGCGCCCATGCCGTACGACAGGCCAAGGTTAATCGTCTTCGCGGGTTTTCGCTCAATGCCAGCCATGTCTGCCGTAAATTGATGATAGTCCGTCGCGGGGTTTTCTCGGTATCGCCTGACACCCTCCGCGGCCCCGGCAAAGCCACAAAGGCTTGCGTAGTGAAGAAGCACTCGTGGCTCCTGCTGTGAGTAGTCTGAGACAAGCCACTCCTTTCCCGCGTCTGGAACAAAACAGGCGCGCACCAGTGGGCCAATCTCGTGGTCCTTCTCCGGAGAGGGGACCTGCTGCATATTTGGGTTTGATGAGGCAAACCTACCGGAAACCGTGCCGTTGCTGTCTGATTTTACCTGCCAAAATTGCGGATGCACCCGGCCATTGACGGCAAGCTTTATTATTTTTGAGCGAATAAAGACCGCCCCTCCGCGGTCAAGCTTTCTTGCCCGATGCAATAGCTTCAAAAACTCATTGTCGCTTTCCTCAAAAAAGTCGGCCGTGAATGATGGGTTGCCCTTTGCCGTGCGCTCGAACGGTATTTTTAATTTTTCACAGGCCTTTACGAGGTCCTCCGCCGCCCAAACATTTGGATCAAAGCCGCAGCGTCGGCGGACCTTCATCATCACCTTGTTATACTCCTTGTCCAGGTGCTTGGCGGCGACCTCGGCCCGGTCAAGGTTAACCGGCACGCCCTGCAGGCGCATCAACAAAAGAAGGTCAACCATTGGGGCCTCAATGTTTCTGAAAAGGTCCCACACCTCGTCACGCTTCATGGCCTCAATTTGCTTTTCAATTATTCGAAGTGGCAGCTCGGTGTCCTTCTCGCAGTATGGTCCCACAAAGCGCGCTGGAAGGCGCCACAAGTTTTGCTTCACAAGCGTGGCAAGTTTTTTAGGGTCCGTCTCCGTAAGGTGGAACATCCACACCGCGGCCCGTGTCATGAGGTCCTCATTCTTGTGCTCGTTAAAGTATGAAACCCCAAGCGAGTCAAGGCTATATGTGAGCCGTCCCTCGTCAAGAAGCGGCTCCGCAATTTGGACGTCATATTTTGGGCCGTTCACCCGTATTTTAAATTTTGGGTCGGTGGCCAGCCACTCAAGGTCGTAGAGAATATTTGCCCCAATTTTTGGCTCATTGCCTGAAAGCTGCGACTTTACGTAGGCCACAACCTTTCCAATGTCCGGACAATTGTCACCGCCCTCGTGCCTTACAGGGTAATATGCTGAGTGTCCAGCAACGGCCAGGGATATGCCCACGATGTAGCCATTCCCACGAACGCCGCCTGGGCCATCTACGATTAAATCTGGGTCATACGTTTCAAGGTCGACGCTTATTGGCCCATTACCACGAATATTTGGAAACTCAGTTGGCGGACGCCAAGATGATTCAATCATTTAACCTCCAAAGATCATGTAGACAATCAATGTTTTTGGTGGGGCTGGTACACCTTTCCGGAATTACCAATTTTTATTGCCGCTACGTTGACCTTGATTCGCAGATTGTGCCCGCACTGTGAACTGTTTATCCACGTAGTTTTACTTTAACGGTAGTCAGCACCCCCAAAAACATTGCTTTACACGGAGCAACACAACTATTTACTTTCAAAACTGCGCGTATGGATCCACCGCGTCCTTGTGCGCGAGCACGTCCAGCAAGGCCTGCCGCTCCTCAACAGTGGCGCTCCCGCGCAGCTGGTCGTCATCAAACATTGTGAATAAAAAATCAGGGTGCGAGGTGTACACCTCCTCAAAAGTTGACCCTGCATACGGCCCCACCGTAAGTCTTACAGTTCTCCACGTGGCCTTTTCCTTGCCTTTACCCATAACACCTCCTTTTTAAATAACCTGTTTCCAAAATTGCTCGTATTTTCCTGCAAGCAGCCACAATTTTTTGCCGCTGCCGGCGTATTCATTCAAAAAAATAACCCGCTCGCACGAGGTGTTGAGAAGCAGTCGCGTGCAAATCGCGCATGGCTCGCATGTGCAATACAGCGTGTTTATTTCAAGCGTGTTCTTGCATTGGAGGAGCGCATTTTGCTCCGCGTGCACGGCAAAGCAGTTGTCAACAAGGCCAAGGCCACTGCAAAAAAATTCCCTGGCACATTTGCCGACCTCACTGCAGTTAAAGATGCTTTTGGGACTTCCGTTGTAACCGGTTGAAAGAATGTGGTTATTGGCGTCAACAAGCACCGCCCCAACGCTTCGCCTTCTACATGTACTTCGCGCGGCCACGGCCACGGCAATTCCTAAAAAATACTGATCAATGCTTGGTCTCATGTTAATTCTTTCTTTTAATCCTGCATAGTTAATTATATCAAAAAACATGACAAAAATAAACAATTATTTCAACAAAAAAGTTCATATAAAAACAAACCGTCATCAACCCGGCAGATACCTTTGTCGTAGGCCAGGACCGTGGGCGTTGTGCCGTGTGACAAGCCAATCAAATAGGCCTGAAGAGAGTCATATTTTAAAAATTGATTAAGGCACAGCGGGGCGTAATCCGCCTCGCGGTCATCACCAAGCAAGTTGTAGACGTCTGACTTATCATAACCAAACGACTCTTTGTGGCAATATAGGTGTGAACTTCCGGCCGTGAGGTATAGCTTGCCAAGCCGTACATTGATGTCTAAAACGTCACGAAGAAGCAAGGCAACCCCCGCAGAGACCATTGAAAAATTAAATAGGTCGTATGGAAGGCCAAGCCATGCGTCGGATGATCGCATCGTGGCCACGCAGTTAAGCTGGCCGTCACGACAAAGCCATTGAAGACTTAGCGTGCATGGAACGTCCTTTGTGTCGTATGGCCGTTCTCGCCAAATTGTGAGCACGGCCTGGCGCGTGTGCAGGTCTTTTTTAAAGGCCTGAATAATATATGGAAGCTGCTCGATTATTTTGGGACCGTAGGCGCCAAAAAAGAAGTGACCGTCATCTGAGAAATTTGCGATTTTATTGTTGCAGTAGCCAATATCAGCCACGCGATTGCTTCCTGACAGTATCCAGCCGGCCTCCCCCATGGCAAACTTTCGACTTAGCTTGCGGCCAACCAAGGTAACAAGCGGGAAGGTCATGTCAATCATGATGGTTTTTGCAAGTTGCTCAATAATATCGTGGCCACGACAGGTGCAGCTATGCCCGTTTACCAAAATGTCCTGAATATGATTTACGTATGTCATGTTGGTCTCAAGCATTTAAGAACCTCCGTAATTTCTCAATAAATAGTTTCTTGTATGTTGGAAAACGATTTGCCGCCTGCGGGTGTGGGAGCGGTGTATAGACAAGGTCGAAATTTTCAAGAAGCGTTACCTCGGCCTTTTCGCCAAAGACGCCTATTTTCACCTTCTCACCGTTGCGGCCTGCGTGCCAATTAAGCCATTTGCGCAGCTCGATCTTGCCAAGTCGGTGATTCATATTTATAAAATAGAGCCGATGCTCATCAATTCCCAGTTCGTCAAGCACGTGGCAAAGGTGCAGCGAGCAGGCTGCGTTTCTAAAGAAGGGCCAGGCCGGGCGATGCGTGCCCCATTTAAGATTTGGTGTGTCTCCAAGCAACAGGGTGGCGGCTTGGAAGTTACCGGCGGTTGATACGCTTGGCTCAGGATTACCCTGCAACGTATGTGAAAAATGCACGTAATCACACACCTGTTTTGCAAACGAAGGCATGTCGTGGCCCATGGTTTGATAGTCGTATATAAACATGTCAAATCTTTTAGCAATGCCAGCGCGAATAAAGTGGCGATGGTATCCGTGATACTCATCAAGGCTTGAGGTCCCATAAATAAGTCGCTGGTACTCATCGCGAACTTCGCACATTTTATCGACGTCATGATACAATTCGCGACCACTTTCAACAAGTGACTTAAACTGGACCCGGTAGGCAACCTCGTTTCCGGGGACGCACAAAACATACACCCCGCCAAAGCGAATCAGCATGCGGTCCAGCATGCGACCATACTCCGGCCACTTGGGACCGCCACGATAGACCTTTGCGTAAATCATCTCAGTAAGCCACCACCGATCAAGTATGCAGGGCGTCCCAGTCTTTTCAACCTTTGACAGGGCGTGCAAGAGGGCCGCGGTGTGGTAGACAGGCATTTTGTTCTTGTGACGATATGTCATGTGGATGTATGTTGCCCCACATTGACGTTGAATTTCCCTGGCCAGGGTGGTTTTTCCGGCCCCATCCGGGCCCTCAAGCACTATTATCATATGCCTCCTGTTACATTATTTTGCGGTGATTATCCAAAGATTGTTTCTTGCACGATCTGGGCAAAGCACGGCGAAGATGCAGGACAATGCGTCGTCATCGAAATATTGACCCAACGCCTCACAGGTTATTTGATGCACCTCAGCCATCGTTTTAAAATTGCTTATGTTCATGAATGTGCCGTATCTCCTTGTCCATCGCAGACCAGCCGTGTTTATCGCGTCAGACAATTCAGCGATCGTGTATTCATGGATGTGATTTTTCGCCGCACTCCCATTGAACACCGGCGTCGATAGAAAAATCCTTCCTTTTGGGGCAAGCAACTCTTTGAATATTTTAAGAAGTTTAAGGCCGTCGGCGACGCTCATGTGCTCAATAACCTCAAAGCAGGTGATTACGTCGTACCCACATTTTGAAAGTTCATTGGGGCGATCTACCACGTTGAACTTATCAAAAATTTTTACGTCGATGTTTTGCGACGTGGGCTTTTTTGTGATCAAATTAAGGTCAACCCCGGTGTAACTTGCCGGCCTGTATGCCCCAAGGGCCGAGGTCAAAATTTTATACAGCGGCAACTCTTGCCCGCAACCCACGTCGAGGACCCGGCAACCTTTTTCGATGTGCCGCCTTACAAACGACCACCTGAAAAAATGCGCGGAATAATCACGATGAAGTGTGGCCCCATGGCCAGTACTTTTAAGCTGCGTCGTATTGAATAATCGACCATCGACCTTGACATGCCTGCCATTGTTTTCATCGGCCTCTGGCGTTTCAACTGGCGTTTCGATCTTAAGATTGCTTGGTTGGCTGGCATTGGTCAATCGTTCTTTCCGCTTTTTTGGCAGCGGGGCCACGAATCTATCCATCAATTTTCTCCTCTTCAAGAGATACAAGGTCATGCAGGTCAGGGGCTATCCAGCCCTCGGGTTTTACCACGTCATAGCAGGAGCCACGCTTTGATTGGCTGGCCCGTTCAACCGGCACCTTCCGCATGTTTGCCGCATGCACCCTGGCCCATGCCGTTGCGAACACCTTTGCGAAGCCGAACACTTTTACCGTGCCAAACGCAAAATAAATGAGGTCAACCAGGGCGTCAAGGATTCCGGCCTCGTCACCCGCCTCAATTGCGTAGGCGAGCTCATCAACCTCCTCCTGAATGCAAGTTAGACGGAAATTTGTAATATCAGTGGATATTATCAGGCCTTTCCCGTATGGAATTTTAAATTTGTCGATAAATTTATTAAGATCACCCTGATAATTTACCGCATTTCTTCCTGAGTGACTTTTCAGATGACGAAGCACGTTTAAGATTGGCTCGGGAACAGTTTTGAAAAGCTTGTTGTCCTCGTCAACAATAAAGAGTTCAAGCACAAGACCGTCAATCTGCTTCACAAGATTGTCGATATTTTGGGCCTTTCCTGCCAACTCATTTTCGAGTTGCTTTTTTGTCTTTTGTTTTTTTATCATTCCGTGTGTCCAAATGTTACAAGGTGAATATCTACCGTAAAAAATGACTTTACGTGCACGATTGGATCATCAAAGGTCTCGGTCAACAAGGCCCTCATCAGCGTGAGCGATCCGTGGTGGATGCGAAGGTCGTCCTCAATCGCCGCGTCAACCATCGCCCGCGCCTGCCTAAGCATCATGTGCGTAAGTGAGTGAACACGTGAAATCAGGCGAACCCTTCCGGCACTTTCCTCAACCGTTAATTTTGTTTTTCCAATTATGTATGTCATTGTTGGTCCTTTCTATTGAGGCCACCTTGCGTGGCCAAAAATCATCGTGCCATGACGCCAAGATCGACAAGCACACCGCGCCAATACAACACCACGCCCCAAATATTTCGGGAGATGAAGCCACGTTTCTGCAGCAGGTCGACGATTTCCTCACGTGTTTTCTCAACCTTACCATCATTTGCCTCGGCCTCTCTTGAAAAAATCTCAACCATGTCCTTGACCTGCGGGGAGGCCTTTATGTTTTCAGGAATTGGAGGGGCCACCTTCAACAAGTATTTTTTGCCAGTCTTCGCTTTTGCCGCCGGCACAACCTGTTCGTCAACTTGGGCGTCGGTGTCAACGGCGTTGGCCTCTGCAACATCGCTTATTAAAGTAAGGGCCGGGCTTTCAGCCACCGAGGTCTCAATCGCTTTGGTCGGCTTTTTGGCTGACTTCTTTTCGGCGCCGGATTTCTGAAAAAGCTCCGCTGCCTTGCCTTCAAGGACCGGAAAGATTGCCTTGGCCATTTTTTCACGCGCCACCTTGTTGAAGGTTTTTCCAAGGTACTCCTGTGAAACTTTGTTCAACTGTGAACCTGTAAACAGCTGGGCAAGAACCTCCGCCGACTCCACAACGGTGACATGCTCACCCTTTCCTGCCTCAAGTTTTATGGTTGCGTTGTTCAAATAAATCTTTGACATAAAACTCCTTTATTTTTGTTTGTTTTGTATGATAACTTAATTCTACCACTTTTTTCACGAAAAATAAACAACTATTTGGCGATCGATAGGCTAAACTCAAAAAACCCACTCGTTGGGCCAACATGATCAACCCTGTAATTACTGGCAAGCGCCTTCTTGGTCAGCTCCCTGGCCTCATTGATATCGAGCTGCAGGCTGACACGCCGCCCAGGTGGAAAGTTCCCAATGACAAGGGCCCGCGTCTCACCAACCTCGAAGCGCAGGAAATCGAGCCCATCAGCATGCGTTAGCCAAACTGTCTTCGTCTCCACAGAGACATTTGGGCGAGTGAGGAAGGCCATCGCCTGCCCATCCGGCCTGCCACCTTCACGAAAATTATTCGCCGCCACCCCCTCCCGAATATCTTTGCTCATCTGAGAGACTCGCGATGCGCAAAGTCGTCCCAGCCAGCCTCGGTGCCGTTAAATTTTGCCCCCTCGTCAAAGGCCCGACGCATCGCGGCCTCGTGCTCCATGTCCGCCTCCTCGACGTCATAGTACTCACCATCACCGACCGCACCAAATATTGGCGGACAACAGTTGCATGAAGATATAAAATCATACCGCGTTATTTTTAATTTCACTTGTTACGCGACTCCTCTTGAAAGGCCTTCGGTTGAAGTTCGTGCCCGCAATCTGGGCAAAACTTGTACCCACCAAGGCATGACATGTGCACCACCTGCTCATAAGTAAGACATGTTTGACAGTCTATGATTTCTGGGTCCACTTGCACCGTCCCGGTGGCAAGGCCAGTCACGCCGATGGCCGCGATGCAAAGCAAGACAAACAGGATAAAAACAATTACCATCTAAACCTCCAAAGTTATCTTCGACAGACAAGGGCCAGCAGGATAAGGCCGGCAACCAGGGCAACAAAAATCACCGTGGTGTCAATGACCACGCCGCTGAACATGCCCGCAACCTGCGAAAGCGTTCCGCCGTTTGATTCAAAAAAGCACAGCAGGCCTAAGAATATCGCGGTCAGCAGCAGGGTTACCTTTATCATACTTTCTCCTTGTTAAGTGGCTATAATATATTATACCCTAAAACCACCTAAAAATACACAAGAAAATTAAGGATTTGCATTTAAAATTGGGTAATTTAAGTGAAGCCCGTCGGGTACCAATGGAACGAGAACCGGTTTAATATGAACGGTCCCATTGGGGCGGTGTAAATAAGGCACGGGCCAATGGTCATCACGAGGCATTTGTGGCCGATAATCATTAAATTAATCGCGTGACAGGTGATCATAACGACCCTTGGTCCTTAGTTACTTACGTTTAGGTTTAGTTTTGGGTAATTAAAAGTTATGTGCTGACCTCAATGGAAGTTTAAACAAAGCCGGTTGGGTACCAATGTCCATATATTTGTCGCCAATTGATTCTTGGCCTTGTGCGGTAAAACCGTTCTTGCAAGTCGCCTGCGTTGGTTGTTATTTTGCAAATATAGCTATGCGAGACTATTTTTAGCATAAATTGGTCACACTCTCGCAGAACCGATAAATCAAAATAGGTTATCATAAAAGTTCCTCAAGCTCGTCATTGAGCGTGGCCAGGCGATGAAGCCTGTGATACGTAAAGCCGGTGTTTAGGCCGTCTTTAATAAGCGCGTGCAGGCGACGGGCCGTCATGCGAAGCTTGTCAATGTCAAGTCCACCAAGCGCGCGGGCCTCATCAGTTCCCCAAAAGCCGAGTTCGATGCAGATATTTTCAATCTGTGTAACCTCCTCCGCGGGTCGCCGCTCCCCGTTCACCATCTGCTGGAATTTAAAGTATGAAATTCCGGTTGGCGTGACATGCTTATTAAAAAAGGCCCGCGTGGTGCCAAATTGACGCCTTATTAGGTCCAAAAGATCAAGTGAGAGTGATACGCGCATCACAGTCTCCCATTAATAAAGTCGTCAATCCACCAGCGAATAAACATTAGTCTGAACATAAATCGTTTCCAAAGCCATATCATGCTGTCCTCCTTAAAAAGGAACGCGCCGGCCCGCGTCCTTGATCTTTTGGGAATAATCACACCCCAACCACTTGGTTTAAGGTGACCGGGTTAAGAATCAGTATTTTACCTTGCCAATGTGCCGCACCTTGCTGAGATACGAATTGGGCAGCAGGTCCCTGGCCAGGATATTAAGCAGCGACTCCACCGCGGCCTCCGAAAGGGCCAAGTCGGCAATTCTCTTTGAAATCTCAGTAATGGCATTTGGGTATCGCGTGCGCAGGTCCGCCTCGCTGTCCGCCATGCCGGTTGCCGTGACATACTTTCCAAGGTCATTTCTTACCATGGTCTTTCCAAGGGCCTTTTTGAAGTTTTCAAGATTCTTGTTAGTCAAGGCGCACCCCCTCGTACGGATTCTCTGGGTCAATCGTTGGGGTTTTTTGAATGGCAAGGCCCGTCACAAAGCCACCGGCAACACATGGTATGGTGCACAGCGCCCCGTGCACATGGGGCTCTGCACAACCACAACTTCCAGGGTGACCAAAGCCCTCCTCACATCTTTTACTACTTGGACACTGAACC